ACATTGAAATCTTCTAATGTCATCGTTTCTGGTAGATGATGTTGCACCATACCATTGTTTCTTTTTATAAGAAGGGCCGAGTTTTCCCTTTCTATCGCTTTAATCATACTAAAACATTCTTGTGTATCAACTGAGCCCGCTTTTATTTCTACCGCCACCCAAAAATCAGCCTTATATGGTTTATCAAATATAACACCCAAATGGTCGGGTCTATATTTTTCGGGTAGTCTATTACCTAAACTATCCTGATAATGCCACATACACTGGTATGACGAACATGCTAACGGTCGGTCTTCATATATTGAACAACCATTATCGTAATGAGAACATAACGTCCCACTCGGTTTGTTCAATACATCAATATCGCAAAACTCACAACATGCGTTACATTCACCACATGCGTTATCACTCACAATCAAATCCATAATTTATGATTCTAATATTTTTTTCAATGTACCATCTAAATCTGCATCTAAGGATTGTTTTAGTTCCAACACTTCATCCAGTTCAAACTCCCAGACGACATCCTTCTTGTCTGTTTCAACAAATCGAACTGTACCGTCCTCATTGAAAATCATATCACCATCTCTTTTCAATTCGGCATTCAGTCTTTTGTCTTGTACGATGAAAAGAACCTCGTCTGAGGTCTTGTTGAGAATCTTTGCTGTTTGTTCTAAATCAATCTTCATTCATTATCTCCAATGTTATAAAAGGGGGTCCGAAGACCCCCGTCAGTCATATTATGGGTTTGCGTAGTTTCGTTCTACCGCAGATACTACTGAGTATGAGTTAGTAGTAGATTCTGCAATAGTCTGGTTACCCAGTTCCACGAACGAACCATTCGACAAACCAATCGCACGGATTACAATCGCAGCTGGTTGTCCTGCTTCACGGTCAAACTGAGTGTTTCCATCGTAGTCGTATTCGAATACGAATGTACCATTAGTCAAGTTACCCGCATCAAGAGTTGCAGTAAGACCACCTGTATTCTCTGTTGAAGTACCAGCACTGTCAACCAAAACCGCTTGGGGTGAGTTGATTGGGTATGTACGAATCGAACCAGAGAACGAAGTTTCATCGACTGCAGGAACGTCATCGTAAGTTACCGCAGAGAAACTCGTTGCACTTACATCTGATTTATTAGTTACTTTCCAAATCTGGTTGTTTCCAGAGTTAGAAGCACCAGTCAATCGGAAGTAATCGTCTACACCTAAAGTAACACTATTGATACCAGTTGATACAGGGTTCGGAGAGAAACCGCTCAACGTGAATACCGCACTGTCAACTGAAGTATCGTCTGAGGCAGTACCTGCAGCTGAAATAGCGATGTTACCAGTATATGCGTGAGTATAATCGTAGTATACGAAGAACTTAGCATTCGCACCATCTTGAAGAATTTCGTTGGAGAACGAAATAGTACCAGCAGCGGTGAACGGGAAGGTCTGTTCAACCAGACTGTTGTCACGGAAGGTAAGGTCGTTAACGTCCGTTGATAGGAAGTTAGTAATCGCAACACCAACACCACCACCATCAAGGTTAGTAGCATTTTTGGTTTTTAGTGTAGGACCAACGAATTCTAACAGTTCGTCTGTCAGTTTACCAATCTTAGTTGCACCAGAAGAGTCTTCGATGTTTGCATTTTGACGTAAAGAGTACTGTACCCAAGAGTAAACTTCATTCTTGGTTAAGTTACCTGCACCAGTACCGTCTTCCGCATTAATCAAGATACCGAAACTATGAGGACCATCGGTCAAGTCTTTGGTGTATCCTAACGTGTTAGAAAGTACTGCTTCACTTAAGAATCGAATTGTCGGACCATTGTCGTCAGCCGCATCGTACTTAGCACCAGCACCCAAGTTTGCAGAAATGATTGCATCACTTACTGTTGCGTCAAGGTCAGTACCTTCCGCTAGTGGGAATCGCTGTACGTTGTAAGGTAGAGTAGTACCAGCAGGCAAACCGATTTCGGTTGTACGAGTCTGTCCGTATGTCTTACCTTCTTGACGAATGAATACCGTTACGATATCACCACGTCTATCGAATGCAGTAGAATCGTATGTTTGAATCGCTTCGTTTACAGGACCTGAGTAGTTAAAGTCAAAAGCATCAGTTTTCGGTGCAAGAGTTGCACTATCGAAGAATGCATAGTATGCCTTATCTTGGTCACCAAGTCCATCTTCGTTCTGGTCACCGTCAATGCTACCCAGTGTAATAACACCGAGGTATTCACGTTTCAGGGTTGAGTTATCTACCGCATATTCTCTCCAACCCGCAGTACGTAACAAGGTACGTGACGAGTCATCAGCAGGTGTCCAACCAAAACGCCATTCGAACTGTTCTGGTGTAATAGCGATAAGTGGGAAAGGATATGCAATCAATGATTTGCCGTTAGGGTCGTCTTTCCACTCTTCTTTAAGAAATGAGTATAATGCCTGAAGAGACACACCAGTGTTATCAAGTACTGGTCCCTTCGGCGCTGCACTGTTATTACGAACCTTAATTGTTCGCAACGCAGTGTCGATATAGATGTTTGCACCTGCGGAGTCTGCCGCATTGTCAAACAAATTATCTGGGTCGATTATTGTTGCCATTTATTTTTCTCCTAGTAGGATGTTATTTTGTGCGCACGTTTATTTATAACTAAGAGTAAGTGAATGTCAACCTGTCATTCCAAACGTTTACAAATTCTGCAGACCCGTCAGCCCACAGAATATTGTAATCGTCACCCACTTGTTCAATCCTTTTTACACGCCATTTTGCTTCTGACGCATCGGTTCCTGGCAATGCTTCACCAATATAAATGTAACTACCTTCGGTATCAATTAGTTTATTATACTGCACTTCCAGTTCCGCTTTTAATCTGTCTAATATGTTGAGAAATGGTTCTACAACAAATTTCTTTTTGTCTGGATTGTAAATAAGAATACTGTCACCAACAACGCTAGACAGTTTGGTCTTATCTACATCCGCATTGTCAAGTAGTTTGTAAGAACCACCACCACTTGTTCCTGCAATGTCTCGCAAACCAGATAGACGTTTGTCAACCTTTTTGTTTGCCTCAGTCTCAAACTTTTGTATTCTTTTGTTAAAGTCGTCAAGTAGTTTATTAAACTCGGGAGCAATATCAGGGGTGTCGCCTTTGTCACCCTTATCACCCTTATCGCCTTGTGGACCTTGGAGACCCTGCGGACCTATCTCGCCCCGTTCTCCCTTTTCACCTTGAGGTCCTTGGAGACCTGTCTCTCCAACATCTCCTTTCTCTCCCTTTGGACCTTGTGGACCGATATCGCCTCTATCGCCCTTATCGCCCTTGGGTCCAGTGTCACCTTTCTCACCCTTGTCGCCTTTCTCTCCTTTCTGACCTACTTCACCTTGAGGTCCTTGTTCCCCTCTCGGTCCCTGAATTCCTCGTTCCCCTTGTAATCCTTGGGGTCCTCGTTGTCCGTCAACACCACTGTCACCTTTTGGTCCAACAGGGCCTGTATCGCCTTTCTCACCCTGTTCGCCTTTTGGGCCAGTATCTCCTCGATCTCCCTTGTCCCCTTTGACACCCTTGTCTCCTTTGGGTCCTTGTAATCCGCGTTCACCTCGTGCACCTTGAGGTCCTCTTGGTCCCACAGGACCTTCACGCATGACAAGTTCATCGAGACGTTGTTCAATTACTCGTTTCTGCTTTTCTAATTCCTCTTTTGTATACGCAAGAGTAAAAGCAGTTGCAATCTTATCAATTTTGCTCATTGAGTCGTGCCATATACCTAGTCAATTCTTCAGTCAATTCATCTTCATGTGATGGTATATATTTTTCTTTCTTCTCTTCGGGTTCATCAGGAACAATCTTCACAGGCGTAGGTTCTGGTGCAGGTGGCGCTTCAGCGGCCGCTTTCTCTTCCTCATCTGGAATCTCACCCGATTTTTGTTCTCCGTCTATTTCTTTCTTCATCGCTTCAATATCGTCGTCCGACAAATAAAGAATATTACGCATAACCCATTCTTTCGAGAAGTATTCACCAACGTACTGTGATATCTGGTCAAGAGAACCCAATCGTTCTCTCATTACTTCGAGTTCTTTTAATTCGGTGAAATGGTTGTCAACAACATAGTCGACATATATGTTATCTTTCCATTCTTCCCAATCTTGTTCTGTAATAATACCCTTAAGTATCAATTGTTTACGCAGAATACCTAAGAACACCCACGAGAAACGACGACGAAGTCTATCAACAAACTTCTGGAACTTAACTTCGTCTCGTGAGATTTCTGTAGAACGACCAAGAGAGAATTGTGCTTCTTGTTCTAAACGATTCACTGGGACATTCAGAGAACGATACAATCGTTTCTGGAAATAGATGATATCATCTATCTGTCCCAGATTCTCGCCGCCTGGCAGTGTTGAGATTTCGGTTCCACGCCCACCTTCTCGTCTTGGCAACCAGAAGTCTTCGAGCATGGACATATGTTTACGGTCATCTTTTATCTGACCCGTACTCGCATCGTAGACCAACTTGTTGCGATACTTGGTCATAATGTCTTTCATGTACTGTTCTGCTTTACCACGAGGTAAGTTACCTACGTCGATATAAAAGATTCGACGTTCGGGTGCACGTGCAAGACGATAAATGACAAGTGAGTCTTCCATCATACGCAATTGGTTGATGGGTTTTAATGCTTTGTGTAGATGCGATACAACCTTCTTTTTACTCTCGTCAAGTAAACCTGAAGTTACATAGGATATCGCATCCTTTGAAATTTTCATACCAGTAGATTGTGTGCCTGGCTTTTCTTCGAAGATGTAAAACTCGTCCACTTGGTCGACCAGTTTTGCACCAGTAAGTGTATCTTTCTTATACTTTACTTGTTTTACTTTCCGAATACGAGACGAATCAATGTGTCGGATTTCTTGAATACCCGCTTTAAGATTAGATTCGTTGACAAGTAAGTGGTGGTAAATTCGACCATCGACATACCACGAACGGAAAATATCATGTCCAATCTCGTTGAACTTAAGCATACTAACCACTCCGTCAAACTCTTCACGGATTTGCTTTTTGATATTTTCAGATGTTTCGATATCATCTAGTGAGAGAGTCACCGATGATTTTAATTCGGATGCGCTAATAGATTCGTTGACAATTTCTTCAATTGCCATATCGACTTCGGGGTGCATAGAAACACCTCGATAACGCAAAATGAGTTGGTGATTATCTTTTGAGTCATCACCGTCCATATTGATGTACTGCCCAAAGTGGCCAGCACTGGCAGTTACATATCCTGCACCATCGTAATCAGTCGGAGCTACTGGAGATTCCAGTTTCTCTTTCTTCGAATTCGACCCTTTCGAACGTTTCAATTCGAAACCGAAAAGTTTTAAAATGCTTTCATTGTCTGCCATAAAAATTCCTAAAAAAGTTAACAAGGGAGTCCGAAGACTCCCTGTTATTTAGTAACGATAATTTAGGACGTTGTGTTAGATTCCCAGTACTGGACTTGGAAAGTAACAGGAAAACGTTCGATATCGTTAGTAGTTGCATATGCAAGGTCGATTGCACCGATTTCAGTTGGGAAACATCCACGGAATGTGTAACGTTTCAGAACCGTACCGTCTTTATCCAACTGTTCTACAGAAAGGTCTGCCTGATAATCAATCGGATTCACTAGACCCGTGTTCGCAGAATGTTCGTTAATACCGTTCATCCAACGTTCCATTGCATCACGAACTGCGAAATCGGTATCATTGATGATAGTTGGTGACCATTCAGCGAATGTACGGTCTCCACCGATTTTGAGTTCACGACCACGGAATGGTACAGTGATTACACCCAAAGATGATGCAGGAAGCTGTGCTGCTTCACAGAGGAAAGATGTCAATTCGACATCTCCACCTGCATATGCTGGGAAGTTAATGGTTGCTTTGAACAAGTTAGCCCGTGCACCACCACCTCGCAGTTTTGACTTAAAGTCATCTACTCCTAAAATTGCCATTTATAAATCTCCTTAATGGTTGTGCGTTATACTCGGCCAACGACTTCTTCGAAGTCCACACCAGTTCTAACTGCAACAAAGTTCAAAGTAATGTAGTTAATTGAACGTGCAGGTTTAACGAACACGGAAGCGATAAACTCGTTTCGGTCGATAACAGCAGGTGTGTTGTTGGTTTCGTCACATACTACACGGAAGTCCGTAATACCACGTCGACCCTGAATCTCACGTAGGAAGGGTTCAACAATGTTTACAAACTCTGCACGAGTGAACTCATCGTTAAATTCAAACATAACGTTACGTGCAGCTGCACTAATCGCACGTTCCATTGCAAGGAACAAACGACGAACGTTAATACGGTCGAATGCAGACGGACGAGATTCTTTGGTCTTGTCACCAAACAGAATCACACCTTGGCCTGGCAAGTTAACGATTGGGTTGATACCCGCTTTGTACAACGTGTCTCGTTGTGACTTATTAGCTGAATAGGCGATAGAAGTGACACCGAAATACTGTCCTCTTCGATTACCTGCAGGTGAGAACCAAGGTGCAGCGACTGCATCAGTACCCGCCATCAGACCCGCAGTGCTAGAAGCCGCAGGGATGAAGATGTACTGGTCGTTGTACTTGTCATAGACCTTGAGGTAATTGTTATCAACTATTAAGTAAGATGACGCAGTGAATGAGTTCGCAGTTGTTACAGTGTCCGAAACGATAGATGTAGGTGCATTACCCACA